GGGTATTCCTCGTCGTTGCTCAAATCCCGCCACAGGCCGTAGGCGCGGACGGGGCCGCCGATATGGGCCTTGGCGCAGGCCTTGTTGCCCCAGCCGTGCACCTTGACGTTGGCTTCCGCGAAGCCGCCCTCGACCATCAGCTGCTTGAGGCCGGCGGGCGTCCACCGGTTGTAGTCATGCGGCCTGGCGTGGACGCGAAACAGGAAAGGCGTCGCCACCATTGCCCAACCGCCGGGCCTCGTCATGGCGTGGATGTTTTCCACCGCCGCCTGCGGCCGTTGCACATGTTCCAGCACTTGGTCGGCGATGACGATGGAATATTGCTCGTCGGTGCGGTTCCTGCAGATGTCGAATGCGGGGAAATCGACCGAGCGGTAATTGGGGCACATCGCCCGCCAGGTGCGGTTCCAGCCGGGCGAGATCTCGATCACGTCGGCGGCCTTGCGGTTGCCGGCTTCGAGAAAGAGGCTGAACGCCTCGATCTGGCGGATGCGCAGCCAGTTGCGGGAATCGTAACCGATGAGCCGTTTCACGGCGCGTTTGCTTTGGCTCTTCAGGGCGGCAAGGCTTGTCGTCACATCGACCTCCTCCAAAACCCACCGCGAGCAAGTTCGTAGCACCGCCAAGTGGGCAAAAGATGACAGGGGCGCGACATCGACGCTGCCGATCTCCTCCCGTGTGGGGGAGATGCCCGGCAGGGCAGAGGGGGGCGCTGGCCCGCCGACGCAGCCGATACTTGCGTCCATCCCTGGAAAGGCAGCTTAACGCAAAAGTCGGCGCTCTACGGCGCCCCCCTCTGGCCTGCCGGCCATCTCCCCCTCAGGTGGGGAGATTGGCAACTTCGGCGCCGCGCGCCCTTATCAACCTCATCTCATACCCCAGCGAGACCCCCCATGACCGACACCCGCGCCCGCAATATCCTGTCCCGCCAGTCCGAGCTCGAGAGCGAGCGCAGCCAATATGAGGCTGTGTGGGAGCAGGTGGCGGAGTTCTGCGATCCGGATGCGCCCGATATCTGGAGCGGGCGCCGGACCGGCGGCCCGGACTCGCAGGCCGAGCGGCAGGAGCGGCGCGGCGCCCGTGTCTATGCCAACACCATCAACTCGGCCGCCAACCGGCTGGCCGCGGGGCTGGAAAGCCTGATCATCCCGCAATCGGAAAAATGGCATGGCCTGTCGACCGCCGCCATGAACGACGAGGAGACCGATGAGGAAAAGGAATGGGCGGAGGCCCTGCGCGATTTCCTGTTTGCGCTGCGCTACTCCGCCAATTCGAATTTCGTGCCGGCGACCCAAGCCTGCCTGCGCAATGTCGTGCGCTATGGCCCGGCCTATCTCTATGCCGAGGAAGGGTTCGGCGCGACGCTGATCCGCTATGCCTCGATCCCCGTGGTCGAAGGGTATCTGAGCCGCAACCGCTGGGGTCAGGTCGACATTTTCCATCGCCGCTACGAGCGCACGGCGCGGCAGGCGGCGCAGTTGCTCGGCTATGACAGACTGCCGGTGCGCATCAAGGTTCTGGTCGACGATCCGGCCAAATGCGAGACGAAAATCTCGCTGATCCAGTGCATCGAGCCGCGCGACGAACGCAAGATGTATCGGCTGGGCGGCCAGTACCAGTATCTCGACACGGCCTTCGCCTCCTACCATGTCATCGAGGACGAGGAGGAGATCGTGCGGGAAAGCGGGTTCCGCACGTTTCCGGTGTCGACCTTCAACTGGCGCCGCTACGAGGGCGACCCCTATGGCATTTCGCCTGCTATCGAGGCGCTGACGACGGTGCGCGAGGAGAACGCGGTGCGCCGCTCGGGGCTTCGCGCGCTGCAGCAGATCACCGATCCGGCGACCGCCTCGAAGGCCCGGCTCGACTATGTGCCGGTGCTCAACCCCGGCGAGAATTATCCCGGGCTGATCGACGACAATGGCAGGCCGCTGATCGCGCCGATCTCGACCGGGCAGAACCCGACCTATGCCTTCAACTACGCGCAGAGCCGCGCCGACGAGATCCGCGACATGATGTTTGTCAACCTGTTCCAGACGCTGGTGCAGAACCCGCAGATGACGGCAACCGAAGCGCTGATCAGGCAAGAGGAAAAGGGCGCGCTGCTCGGGCCGTCCGGCTCGATCATCCAGGCCGGTTTCGCCAGCAATCTCGATCGCGAGCTCGGTATTCTGGAGGACAAGGGGCTCTATGACGAGGGCAGCCGCTTCGTACCGCCGGAAAGCCTGGCCGGCAAGGCGGTGCGGCCGACCTTCACCGGCCCGCTCGACGTGCTGCGCCGTTCGGCCGAGGCACGCGACACCATCCAGGTGGTGACGACAGCCATGCAGATGGCGCAGTTCGATCCAGGCGTGATGGACAACATCGATAGCGACGAGGCGATCAAGATCGTGCAGAGCGCGGGCCGCAGCCCGCAGCGCATCTTTCGCCGCAAGGAGGAGGTGGACGAGTTGCGCGATGCGCGCGCCAAGGCAAGCCAGGCGCAGGCCGGCATGGCGGCGATCGCCACCGCCGGCAAGGCCGCCAGGGATGCGGTTCCGGCGGCGGTGCAGGCGCGCGACAGCGGCTTGCTCGACGGGTTGGAAGACATGCTGGGCAGCGGTGGTCAAAGCGGTCAGCCCGTCGGCCCGGCGGGTAACGGCGCATGAGCCGGAAACGCTTCGCTTATTCCGGCCAGGCCGGCAGTCCTGCCAGGGCGCGGGACGCGCTGGCCAAGGCGTATCTCCGGGTGTTTTCCGGCGAGGACGGCGAGATGGTGCTCGCCGACCTCGCGGCGACGACCGGTTATTACCGGCGTCCGTCCTATGGCGAATGGATGGCGCGCACCAGGACGCCGAACGGGTTTGAGCTACACAGCGCCTTGAGCAATGCGCGCGCCGAGGTGGTGCAGCACATCATGGGGTTCCTGACGCTCGATGACGCGCAGCTTGCAGCGCTGGAGAAGGCGGCACGGGCGGAGGGGTAGGGCGCCGTCGGTGAAGCTGCCAATCTCCCCCACGAGGGGGGAGATTGGCTGTTTCGGCGCCGGCGCCTCTGGTCGGCTGACCCACCCAGGCAGCACCGCTGCTCCAGGATTTTCCAGAAAAGTCGATCCGACAGAACCCCGCGAACGCGACAGCCAGCGTGCGACCCGGCCGCGCCGTGATCGCCAGCGCCGCGCGCCCTTTTGTTCAAAGCCAGTTGGGCAGGAAACAGCCAATGGTCAGCATCATCCCTCTCTCCATTGCCCAGCGCCGGCTCGATATCGGCAATGCGGTGCAATACCCGCAGGGATCGCCGATCGGCGGCGCCATGCAGGGTCTTGGCGACCAGTTTTCCGCTGTCGCCGAGCGCTACCAGCAGATGAAGGACCAGCAGGAGGCGTTCGACGCCGAGCTTGCGCGTCGCCGGTTCACCAGCCGGATCGCGCAAGCCGAAGATGAGGTGGCGGCGAATGCGCCGCCCGACGGCCCCGGCCTGCATGAGGCCATGTATGGCCAGGTCGATCCGCGCGACGGCCGGGTGGTCAAGACAGGCCTGTTCGACACGCTGTTCGACGATGCCTTGCCTGGCATCCCGGAGAGCCAGCGCGCCGGTTTCGCCAGGCAGAAGGAAGCGATGCGCGGGGTTGGCGCGCGGCGCATGGCGCAGCGGCAGCTTCAGCAGCGTCAGGACTACGAGCAGACCGAGGTCGACACGGCGCTCAAGACCAGCGCCATCGCGATCGGCAATGCCAACCCCGACGACACCATCACCTTCGAAGCGGCCCGCCAGGGCGGGCTCGACCTAATCGACAAGATGGGGCTCGACCCAGGGATCAGGCAGCAGAAGGTGAAGGACTGGTTCGGCACCGCGGCCAAGGTGCGGTTCGAGGCGTTGATCGCCAAGGACCCGAAGCGCGCGCTGGAGATGTTTGGTGTCGGGATGCCGGTCTCCGGGAAAGGCGACCGCGTCGGCAGGCAGACGCCGGATGAAATCCTGGCGCAGGCTTTCCGAGACGACCTTCCGCAACCGGAACAGGCAGCGCTGACCCGACAGGCTGAAGTGGCTCATGCTGCTCAGCAGGTTGAGCTTCGCACCGACATCGGTCTCGCCGAGCAGAACGCACCGGACGCCATCGCAAGCACCGGCGCCTATTCCGGCAAGATGCCTGGCCGGGACGCCTTTAGGATCGCCTATGGGCTCGATGAGGGCGACCAGCACTTCCGGGACTTTGACTGGCGAGCCGATGTCGGTCGTCAGGTTTTCGGCATGCGCACCATGCCAAACCAGGCAATTCATGCCGCCCTTCGCGATGCCGATTCCGGGCGGAATGGTTCGCAGGAAGACCAGACGCGCCGTGAGGCGACCGCTGCGGCGGTTGGGCTGGTGATGAATCACAGACGAGCCGATGGCGGAGGCTATGTCAGCGAAGTGTTTTCCAATGTCGGTGGGGCCTGGAAGGCTGTGATCGGTGGCGGGCTTGAGGATCCAAACGGCTATGACAAGGACGCCTATGACAAAGCGATAGCCATGTCTGTCGCCGGGCAGGAACAATTGGGTATTGAGAACCCCCAGCCCGTTCCGCGGGCCATTATTCGTGATCTCTCAGATAATTACGACAGCCCGAGTGCGTACCAGCAGGAGATAAACGCGAGGGTAAGCGGGCTGCTCGCGGGAACGTCCGGCCCCGTCGCTCGAGCAAGTGTCGCCCGGCAACTGGCCGATGCCGGTCTGGGCTGGATCATTCCGGATGCGTCCGGGTACAAAGCCCCTTCGACACGTTCGGTGGTTGAATCGCAGTTGAAAGCCCTTGGCAAGACGGTTGCCAATGCGGGGATAGGCGCAGCCGAATTCGCGGCCAAGGTTGTTACCATGGCTGCCGACGGCAATACCCAGGCAACGCTCAGCTCTCCCGATTTCACGGGTGCCTACTACGATCCGTCAAACCGTGTCGAGAACCTGATGATGCATCAGGGATATGATGCTTTGGGTTGGTCGATACCGTGGCCCGGTGCTGGTCGAGCTGCTGTCGCCGAGAAAGGGATCACGCGGGCAGTTGACCCGACGAGTGCCATCGCGGCGGGGCGTGCCGAACGGCTCATTGCCAACAAGAGCGGTTCCGAGCTTGCCTCGGAAGCGGGCACCGGAGCAATTCGGGCACCCACAGGTCAGTTCTATAGTGTGATGCATGAAATGCGATTGGACCCGAGCTTGTATCCTGGCTCGTTGCGCCCAGTACACGTCCAAGCTGCAAACGAATCCCTATTGCAAACGATGGAAGGAGAAATTGCTTTCGCTCAGGATTTGCTGAACCAGGGTCTCAATCTTCAGCGAACGCCGACGGGGCTAGCCCCCCGCGCTGCACCTCTCGGCTTCAGCTGGCACCACGCAGACGAACCCAGTGTGATGCAACTCGTCCCTAGATCTCAACATGATGGAGGGACTATCTTCCAGAAGACACTGCATCCGAATGGCCGAGGAGGATTTTCCCTATGGGGAAAAAAATGAAGTTGCTGGATATCGTTGGACGGTTGTCGGAATTTGACGAGGAGGACCCGGTCTACGCAGCGGAGCCCACAATCTACGCGGCGGAGCCTTGGACAGAGGATTCAGACGCAATGGTTTTGCCTCAGCAGGATGGGGTGTTGGTACCAGCCGAGGCAGCTAAAGAGGGCCTGGCATACTTTCTCGAAATCAACCTTGCGATCGAGATTACCGAGGCTTTGGTTGCATCGCAGAAAGAAAAGCCAAGCGTTCCGCTATCTGCGAACGCGTTATTTATTATGCCACCCATGCTGCGTGAGAAATTAAATGTCGACTAACCCACGTTATGACGGGCAGCCGCTGCTTAGACTGCTGGATGTTTATGTGCTCTGGGCGATCGGAGAACTTTCTCAAGAGTCGGAAGAGGGCTTGAAAAGAATGGCCCCCAAACTGCAATCTCTGTTTGGTGGCGATGGACGGTGGCATGACGCAGTCGCCCAGTCCATGCACATGCCCGAGGGAATGCCGGCAGCAATCCGGGATATGTGGGTGAGGAATGTCGAAATCGCTCGCGTCAACGGCACGACCCTCCCGCCCGAGAGATTTGCCGAGATGTTCGTGGACGAGAATTTCAAAAGTTGAACGTTTGATTGGAATTGCGGTGATTGCGCCCTTTGTCCTGCCTGCAGTTCACCCTTTTATCGGCCGCATCACCTAGCTGGCTTGAACCACCGGACTGCAACATGGAAAATAGTGCACTGGACAGTAATTCGCATCGTCGCCCCCTCGTGAGTGCTAAACGATAGCGTCGAACTGCTCCGAATGTAAGGGTAGCACCAGCATCTCAGAACATCGCGCTGCCCCTCATCCCCCTGCCGGGACCTTCTCCCCGTTCAACGGGGAGAAGGTCCAAATGATCAATAATCGCCGTTATAATACCGGTCGTCGCAGGGCGCGGTGTAGATGTTGCCGCGGCGGTCCTGGTAGCGGCACATCTGTTCGCCGCGGCGTTGCGGCGTGGTGGAGCTGCCGACGACCGCGCCGAGCAGGGCGCCGGCGCCGGCGCCGATGAGCGTGCTTTCGGTGTTGCCGCCGATGGCCTGGCCGACGAGGGCGCCGCCGGCGCCGCCGATCAGCGCGCCGGTTCCGGCCCGCTGCTGGCCTTCGGTCTGTGCGCAGCCTGCCAGTGCTGCGGTCATCAGCACGGCGGCGATGGCTTTGTGAAAGTTCATATGCGGTCTCCCTTGAAGGCCTGAAATCCCTATGGCTGGCCACGTGCGGTCGCATTGCGGCGGAACGGGGGCACGAGGCCTCACGATATAAGACATGGTTTCTCGGGCGTTGATAGACCGGCGGCCGAAAACATCTCTTTCGAACAAGGCGCTAGCGGTGCTCCTTGTCAAAATGATTCAGCCTTCGACGGCTCGCCCCGCTGGGGCTTGATGGGTCGAGCTGCCAGAATTGCCACTGAAAAATGGAGAAATGCCATGACCCGAGGTCTTCCCCGGACGCTTGCCCGTGCCGCCGCCCGCGAGGCCGGCCTTGCCCCGCCCAGGCCCGGCCTGAAAGGCGTCACCACAGGGCAGGGCGGAGCGTACCGCACCGTGTTCACCTTCGCCGGCATGCAGGTGCCGGTCACCGACGCGCTGGCCTATGCCGCCCAGAAGATCTTCGACTTCACTGAGGGCAAGGTGCGCATCAAGGGCGGCACGGCGCGGCTGCAGTTCGCTGTGCTCGGCACCCGCGCGACGACCATCAACGACAATGCGGCGCTGACCTGGTCTCTGGGTTCGGCGGCTGCATCGGGCGCGACGCTGGCCTCGACGATGGTCAACGTGCTGGCCTCGACCGCGCGCACGCTCGACGGTGTCGGCGCCGCGCTGTCGACCGCCTCGGCGGCCGACATCGCCGCCGCCGCGACGCTGGATGGCACGACGACGCCGGTCGACCTCTATCTCAACCTGGCGTTCGCCACCGGGACGGATATCGACGCCGACGGGACGATTGCCGTGACGGGCACGATCACGCTGCTTTGGGAAAACTGGGGGGATAATTAGCCGCTAATCTCCCTCCTTGAGGGGGAGATGTCGCCGAAGGCGACAGAGGGGGTCGGTTCGACCGGACGCGACTCCCTATTTCGAGACAGACGAAGTCGGCGCTCTACGCGCGGCGACCCCCTCTGGCCTGCCGGCCATCTCCCCCTCGAGGGGGGAGATACCTGCCGCCGGCCCATTTCTAACTCTCAACAAAGGAACATCACATGACAGATCTGGCAGACGCCGGGTCCGTGGCGGCGCGTGCGCTGCCGGCGGGCAACCCGGCACAGTCACCGGCAGGCGCGGATAACGGGTCCGCCGCGCCTGGCGGCAAAAGTTGGTTTGACGGTCTTTCCGAAGGCAACCGCAAGCTCGCTGAAACCAAGGGCTGGACCAAGCCTGAAAGCCTCGATCGGGTTTTCACATCCTATGCGGAACTGGAGCGGCAGCAGGGTGAGAGCCTGCGCGTTCCCGCCCCGGACGCGCCTCGGGAAGACTGGGAGCGGTTTCATGCCCGACTGCCCGAGACCATGCGTCCGGTCACCTCGTCCGAAAAGGTCGAATACCTCAGGCCGGAAGGGCTGCCGGAGAACTTCGCCTATTCGGACGAGCTCGCTCAGGCGTCCAAGGCCTGGGCGGTCGAGGCGGGTGCCTCGCCGAGGACCGCGCAGGCCTATCACGACAGGTTCGTCGGCTACATGGCCGAGCAGGCCAAGCATCAGGAGATCGCGCTGGCCCGCTCGGTGGAAGCCACCCATGACGAGCTTGTCAGGGACTGGGGACCGACCGACAGCGACGGCTTTCGCCAGAGACTGGAGGTCGCCAACCGGGCGATGAAGAAGCTCGGTCTGGTCGATGCCTACAAGGCGAAGGGCATCCTTCTGCCGGACGGGGCGCTGACCGATCCGCAGATCGCCAGGGCGTTCCAGGCGATCGGCGAGGCGATGTTCCGGGAAGACACGATCGACGGCGGTGCTTCTTTCAGCGGAGCCAATCCGTTCAAGCGCAATGCCGCCGGCGAACGCAACCTGACTGACATTTCAGCCCTCGTCAAAAGCGACCCCGCCCGCGCCCGGCGGCTGGCTCGCGAGGCGGGAGAAAATCCCGACCGCTGGATGCCCAACAACCCGCGCTGACGATCGATCAGCCGCACTGAAACGCCCCCTCATCCGGCCGCTTCGCGTCCACCTTCTCCCCGCCGGGGAGAAGAGGCGCGCCGACGTCGCAAGTCTCCTCTCCCCCCGGGGAGAGGTCAGCCGAGCGAGGCGGAGGC